GGTGTTTGTAATTGTGAACCAACACTTATGTTACCTGGACCGTAATCGTGTTGTTTGTGTAAGAACAATTCATATTGTTCTCGTTGTATTTTTTTAAACTCTTGAGTCATATTAGGCCAATCCTTTTCCATTTGTTCTAGAATAGTTAATCGCTCAGTGTTGACTAATAGCTCTCTTTCTTTAATTTCCATTTTATACTCCTATTTACTTAAAATTTGAAAGTTGAATAAAAATAATAATTGCAGATAACATAACACAAACCCAAGTCTTAGTATCTGGAACTTCTGATAATATCAACCAAGTCAAAAATGAAAAAACTATTGTTGCCATACCAAAACCAATAGGTCTAACATACCAATATCTCTCAAAATGCTCATAATACCAACGAGTGCTATAATAAAATGCAAAACTTATAGGTATACCACCTAAAATAATCCACCAATATGATTTAGCAAACTCCCATTTAAATTGTGCTTGCATATGAAACCAAGCCATAACATGACCTACAAAAGATAAAATCAATGCCAAAAATAACTTATTCATCTAACTTTCATTTCCTTTATTTCTTTATCTGTCTTTCCAAATTTTTTAAGTAACAATTTCAAATCCTTCTTAGACATTAAACGATAATACTCCAATGCTTGTTTTTCACTTACTTCGAAATATTTTACCAAACACTCAGTAACTCTGTTGTCAATTTTATATTTATTCCCTGTCAAATATTTTAAATATGTTTTCCTTTTTGGCAATAGTTCACAATAAAATTTATATAAAGATTTATGTGGCATAATTTCAATTGCATATTTTTGAATATAATTTACAAGTGGCAAAAAATCATCATTCATACTCAAATAACGATTCACCATAAATGGACTAAACTTTTTTTTATCAGTATCAGAAAATGTGTCCCAATTTCGTTTACCAACAAACAATTCATTTATCCAACTAAATAAGTTCATCTACTTCACCACCCAATGGCAGTAACTCACCACAACTTCCACAATTAAATACTTGAATCGGTGCAATCACTTCTTGTCCAGTTGGTGATATTATCGCTGATAACCTTTTTATAACATAACCTTGGATAAATATTTTATTATCACATTGTTGACAAGTCATAGTTTCTGCATCTTTTAAATCAACTTTAACTTGTGCCTTAGGTAATGGTTTTCTTGGTTTCATACTCATGATATTCTCCTTATTATGTTTGATACTGTAGCAATAAAATTAATCTCTTTATCTACCACTAATACATCTTGATAAGCACCACTAGATATATCTACTATTACTTCTGGTATCTTGTCATGAGGTCAGATTTATTTCTAATCATTTCTAAAAACCTGAGTTTAAACTCATTATGTAGCATTCCATCTTTATCAATTTTCAACTTACCATCAATTACCTGTCTTTGTAAGTCATTTATAATTTTACGTAAATCAGGATAACCAGCCGTAACTACAAGTGCTAAATCATCTAAATCAAAGTCAATATTTTCTTTTTCTAAAATACCTTTGACATGAATTGCCACCTCTTTCTTTGATGGTGGAACTATCTTATATGCTTGACAACGGCTTCGTATTGGTTCAATAATTTTCTCAACATAATTACAAGTCAATATAAACCTACAATGAACAGAAAACGTTTCCATCAAATTACGGAGAGCTGGTTGGGCAGAATTTACATTTAAGTAATCAGCTTCATCCAGTATAACTATTTTCATCGGCCTAAACCCAATTGAAGACGCGAATGTCTTGAGTTTATCTCGTACTAAATCAATATTTCTTTCATCAGAAGCATTAATGTATAGATAATCACAATCAACCAAATTGACAATTATTTTTGCCAATGTGGTCTTTCCACCGCCAGCTCTACCGTAAAGTAATAAATGTGGAACATTACCATCTTCCAAAAATCTCTCGACTTTCAATTTAAGATGTTTGTTCCCTACATAAGTTGATAAATCTTTGGGTCGATATCTCTCAACCCATAATCCATGTGATTCCATCAGTTAACTTGTTGAGATACTAACCAATATTTAACGTTAAAATCATCAACATTAAACTCGATGTAAGCCAAACCTTTTTCTGATATCTGTAAAGTAGCTTTTGAACACTCTTTGTTAGCACTCAAAACCTCTTTAAAAAGTTCAGCATTGAACACAATTGGTTCAGTTAAAGCAACTGCACCACTTTGAGTTTTTATACTAATACGATTTGAATTAATATCACTATAACCAATAACAAATTCTAAACCATTATCGATAGGATTGATAGCAAACGTTTCAACATCAACCAAAGCACCTTTTGCACGTATAAAAGAACTGATAAACTGTTCATTAATATTAACCAAAGTATTGAATTCAGGAACATTCTTTAATTCAGGAACATCAGGTATAACACCAATTGCTGCCAATACATAGTCAGCTGACATTATAGAATCTGTAAAATGAAAAGCAACAGGCGTATTATCAACTTTAGTCAAAGTAAAATCAACAGTATCAGCCAAAGTGCCCAACATTTTAGACAATAATGGTGTGTCATAAACACCAACTTCAAACTCAGGTAAAGTTTGTTTTACCAAAGTCAATTCACCCAATAAACTTTTATCTGGTGAAATAAATCTTGTAGACAATGTTTTACCATCAGAAACCCATTTCACTGAATTAACGTTTCCACCAAGATTGTATTTTTGGATAAATGTATCCAATGTTATTTTATTCATAGTATTCTCCTGTTATCTTTTAATATAACACTTTTTATTGTAAATGTCAATCAAAAAAATCTTTCAATTGAAGTTTTTTTGTCAACGGGCATGTCCCATTTCATTGAATCGTAAAACATCTGTATTTTCTTTTTCAATGCCTTATTAAATAACTTATCTCTATCTATATACTTAATGATAAAATCCATAATTTCTTTTGGATCATCATAACCTTTGAAAGCTATCGCATCAATATTAAATGGATTGTCTTTCAAATATACCCACCTAATTTTAGACGCATTTTTAATTAGTTCACAATTATTAGCATTAAAATGTTTTAATAAATCATTATACACGACTGATGCCTTAACATATACAGGTGCTCCTTTTTCCATATCAGTAAACATAGACTTCCCACCAAATCCTCGTGTCGTTTTTTTCTTCGTATATTTCTTTATACCTTTAACACCAGTAGGTAATGCAATATTCTCTACTGTTTCATTATGTAATGATTTCTTGAAATTTAAGATAAACTCATCAATCCTTTCTTTACCTACTTTTGCCAATATAGCTTTCAGCACCTTAGTCATGAAATCTCTAAATGATGGTGGGAATGAACTTCTGACAATATCCAATCCCTTAACATCAAGTTTTTCACAAGGTGTACCACCATCGTTAATAATCCATTGTCCGTATCTCTTCTTGGTAACCCAAAAAGCAGACTTAGCAATAACCTCTTGTTTAATCTCAAATCGATGTTCATCTTGAATATTCAAAAAGTTTTTAGCAAAGTAATCATATGATTTATTAATATATGTTTGAACCTCTGAAGCAATATCAAGAATTTGTTCGGTCATAAACTTATCATCAGTAGTATCGGCATTTGGTAATCTGTTTTTAACCAATGGAAGAGCAGAATAGAAAACCGAATCGGTATCAGTATAGATACAATAGTCTTTATCATCTTTAAGTAATTTATTATAATAACTATTCGTAACCTTTTCAGTAAACTGAATTAACTTGACACCTGTAGTCGTAGTTGCTTCTGCATTATCAATATCATAAAACCTAAATACCGTTAATCCTAAAACACCGTAAATAGAATTTAACAAAATCTTCTGAACATGTTGTCTACGATTAAAATAACCATGTAATTTTTCATCACCTTCTTCACCATACTTCTTTGCAAGTGATTTATACTCTACCCTAGCATTAAACCACTTTTCTAATATGGCAGGTATTACTCCCTTTTTAGATAAATCATAAATCACTCCATTAGAAGAAATAGATACATTATTTTTATTCATAAAATCTTTTAACTCACCATTAGATAAACGCCGTATAACTTTACCTTCTTTTTCAATTGAATAAGTTTTAGTTATACCTTTTATAAACTCTTTTGCATCCCATCCATTTATTTTACCAATTTTAGTTTCAGGTGATATATTCAAACTCATAATAATTGAAGGATACATA